CTGTATTCTTTTCAGATGAGAAATCTTCTGAAAGGAATCGGACAGCAAATGAAGTGGAGTGTAAGAGATGAATCACTTCACTCTAAAATGGGATGTCAATTATTTAGACATATGTGTGATGAATATCCTGAATTGTTTGATGAAGTAAAAGATGATGTTCATCAGGCAGCAAAGTATATGATTGAGATGGAACATAAGTTCATTGATATGATATTTGAGCAGGGTGATTTAGAAAACCTAAAAGCAGATAATCTAAAAGAATTTATATCTAAAAGAGGTAATGAGAAATTAAAAGAATTAGGTTACGAACCTACATTTAAGTTTAATGATGAAAAAGCTTCTGAATTGGACTGGTTCTATCACCTAACTGGTGGTACAACACATACTGATTTCTTCGCAGTAAGGCCTACAGATTACTCTAAGGCAAATGAAGGTGAAGATTTCAACGATATTTGGTAAAATAATAATAAAAAAAATAAGTTATGAGTTTTGATGAATTAATTACAAACGTAATTGGGTGGGCAGATGATAAAGGTATCTTAGTAAAAGATAACGCACCCAAACAAATGTTAAAAGTTTTGGAAGAAGTGGGAGAAACCGCTGGAGCATTACTTAAAGACGATAAAGATGAGATAGTAGATGGAATCGGAGATTCATTCGTTACATTAATTATACTATCAATGCAGTTAGGATTACATCCTTCAGAATGTTTAGAGGCTGCATGGGATGAGATAAAAGATAGAAAAGGTAAAACTAAAAACGGAGTGTTTATAAAAGAATGAAAAATTACGGCGCCGAATTAGATTGGGAAATAGACGTAGATTTTCCATCTTGGGCAAATACAGAAATCTACGTTAAGACAATATCAAAGGGATACTTACTTGAAGGTGAAAAACCTAAAGATGCATATTGGAGAGTAGCAACAACAGCCGCTCGAAGATTGGGTAAACCTCAAATGGCAACTAAATTTTTCGATTATATTTGGAAGGGTTGGTTAAACTTAGCAACTCCTGTTTTATCAAACACTGGTACTGATAGAGGATTACCTATCAGTTGTTTCGGAATCGATGTAGCTGATTCAATTCAAGATATCGGTACTAAGAATTTAGAGATGATGTTACTCGCTAAGCATGGTGGTGGAGTAGGTGTTGGATTGAATATGATTCGACCAGCAGGTTCTAATATTACACAAAACGGAACATCCGATGGTGTTGTTCCATTCGCTAAAATTTATGATTCTACAATCCTTGCTACCAATCAAGGTAGTGTACGAAGAGGGGCAGCATCTGTTAACCTTAATATTGAGCACGAAGATTTTGATGAGTGGATTGAAATCAGAGAACCTAAAGGTGATGTAAACAGACAATGTTTGAATTTACATCAATGTGTGGTTGTTGGTGATAAGTTTATGAGAAGATTAGAAGAAGGTGATTCAGAAGCTCGTAGAAAATGGGGTAAGGTACTTCAAAAGAGAAAAGCGACTGGTGAACCATATGTAATGTTCAAAGGTAATATCAACAAAGCAAATCCACCAATGTATAAGGATAATGGATTGAAAGTTCATATGACTAACATATGTTCTGAGATTACATTACATACAGATGAATCACATTCATTCGTTTGTTGTTTATCTTCACTTAATCTATCTAAATATGATGAGTGGAAACATACAGATTTAGTTTATACGGCAACTTGGTTCTTAGATGGTATCCTATCAGAGTTCTTACAAAGAGCTAAGAATATGAGAGGATTCGAAAACGCAGTACGTTCAGCAGAAAAAGGTAGAGCATTAGGATTAGGTGTATTGGGATGGCATACATATCTACAACAAAAAGGTATTCCGTTTGATTCACTACCAGCTCAATTTGAAACTCGTAGAATCTTTTCACAATTAAAGATTGAATCAGAAAGAGCAAGTAGAGAGATGGCCTCAGAATTAGGTGAACCATTATGGTGTAAAGATAGTGGATTCAGAAACACTCACCTAAGAGCAGTTGCACCAACTGTATCCAACTCTAAGTTAGCAGGTAATGTTTCACCGGGTATTGAACCTTGGGCAGCAAACGTATTTACAGAACAAACTTCAAAAGGAACGTTCATTAGAAAAAATAGAGAATTAGAAAAAGCACTTAGAAAAGCAGGTATCAATAACAAAGATACTTGGGATAAAATATTAGCCGATGGTGGTTCTATTCAAGATATCAAAGAATTAGATAACTGGGTATATTGTGATGGGAAACTAACCGAAGTAAATGGTAAGGTTGATACTACTAAGTGTGATAAAGTAAAAGATGTATTCAAAACATTCAAAGAGATTAATCAATTAGAATTGGTTAGACAGGCTGGAGTTAGACAACAATACATCGACCAAGGAGTTTCGTTGAACTTAGCATTTCCATCAGAGGCAACTCCGAAGTGGATGAATTCAGTTCATTTGGAAGCTTGGAAGCAGGGTGTAAAAACATTATATTACACTCGAACCGAATCTGTACTTAGAGGTGATATCGCAGCACAGGCGATGGACCCAGATTGTATAAGTTGTGATGGATAATATTAAATAAATTGTAGAATGATTAAAAAGAAGGAAAAAGATGAAGTATTTGTATTTCTCAGCCCAATGGTGTGGTCCGTGTAAGACCTTATCACCAATAATGAACGAAGTATCAACCTTAGTTTCTGTTGAAAAAATTGATGTTGATTTAGATTACGAAAGAGCACAACAATATGGTGTTAGGAATATACCAACAGTTGTATTGGTAGAAGGTGAAACTGAAGTAAAACGATTTATTGGAGTTCAACCAAAACAAAATTATATTAATGCAGTAAAATAAATTTGGATTTTTGAAAAAAAAATTGTATATTAGTAATAAGTTACGAAAAAGTATGGCATTAAGAGGTGAATCACATCCACAACATAAATTAACTGAAGAGCAAGTTTACACAATCCGAAAACTATGGAAAGTAGGACATCGGAATGTTAGAGTATTGGCTAGAAACAATGGTGTATCACCTGCTAATATTCGTAGAATTGTTAAGAATGAAACGTGGACTCATCTTTTAGTAGGTGAATTTGATAAATACCAATAATGAAAGAAGTAGGAAAGAAGTATTGTGATACATCCAAATTATCAGTAAGAAAAATTTCCAAATCCGTAGCTAAAGATATAGTAATAAAAAACCACTATTCACATTTGTGGACTAAAGTATCTTACGCTATTGGTTTGTATGTTGATGATGATTCACATCAGTTCTTTAATACTTCAGAAAAACTTATAGGTGTAGCATGTTATGGAGACCCGATTGGTAGATTGAGTGGACAATCCATAACTGAACTATTAGATAGAACAGAAGTTTTAGAATTAGTTCGATTATTTGTATTTGATGATTATGGTTCAAATATAGAAAGTTGGTTCTTAGGTAAAACCTTTCAATGGTTAAGAGAGAACACACCACATATCAAAGGATTGATATCATATTCAGACCCTAAAGAAGGTCATAACGGAACTATCTACCAAGCAACGAATTGGATTTATCAGGGTGATAAGTTACGATTCAACGATAGTTGGAGTTTTAAGTTTAGTGAAGATGGGGAGTGGCAGCATGGGAGAACAATATTTCCATATTATGGAACTAACAATCCAACTAAGATACAAGAACAAATTGATAAACCATTTTGGATTCGTAAAGAACCTCGTAAACATCGATATGTTTACATTCTTGCGAAGGGTGGTGAAAGAAGGAAACTGATTAAGAATCTAAAACATCCTATCTTACCATATCCAAAAAGTGAAAACGAAATAGAATTAGAAATTAGAAAATTAGAACCAATTGAAAGAAGAGGGTAAACATTATTGTGATTCCACTAAAGTTAGTGTAGCGCCAATAGCTAAATCAATAGCAAAGGATATAATCGTTAAGAAACATTATACCCACGCATGGACATCTTGTCGATACGCATTGGGTGTATATTATCAAACTGATAATGTTGATGTATTTGGTAACTCTCAGAAATTAATTGGTGTAGCAATCTACGGATTTCCAGTCGGAGCAAAAGCACCTACATCTGTATGTGAAGGATTAACAAAAGATAATATATTAGAATTAACTCGTTTATACTTAGATGATGGTTATGGTTCTAATATTGAAAGTTGTGCATTGGGTAAAACATTCCAATGGATTAGAGATAACGATAAAAACATCAAAGTACTATTATCATATGCTGATAACGGACAGGGACACGTTGGTGGTATTTACAAAGCAACTAATTGGATATATCAGGGGTTATCAACTGATATAGCACTTATGCCAAATTGGGGTATCTCACTATCTAAAGAACCATATGATTGGATTCATAGTAGAAGTGTTTATAATCTATGGGGTAGTGGTAACTTAGAACATCTTCGTAGAGAGATTGGAAAAGAAGGACATACTGAGTTTTGGCGAAGAGAAGAACCACCAAAACATAGATACATTCAAATCATATCTCAGAATAAAAAAGAAAAAAAGGATTTAATGAAAAGGTTAAAGCACGAAACTAAACCTTATCCTAAAACGGCATCTGATTATAATACAGATATCGTACACCATACAACATATGCGCCAGAAGAATCTAATGAGATAAATTTTTGGTAAATTGTTAATAACTTTTTACATAAAAAGTTTGGTAGTTACAAATAAATTTCGTATATTAGTAGTATAATTGAAAATTGACAAGTTATGAATGATATAGAAACCATAAAAGTTCCAGCGTCTAGAGTAGTTAGACGTAGAAAAACAATAAAACTACCCGAACATATCGAATTAATACCTAATACACCATATATAAACTGGGAAAAACTTCATAGAGGTAGTTTAGATGTACTTAAAAATATGATTGATGAACTATGGACAGAGGAAAATTTAGATTTAGTAAATAGTGGTAAAATTGGTAATGTTAAAGATGAAATCAGATTAACATTAGCTGAGATTCCATATTTCACCAGAAACGAATGTTTGAATGGTACTATAGCTCCAAATGGTAGTATTATAAATTCATTCTATAATAGAGAACCATTTTTAGAACACACTATAACAAAGGTAAGTAAAATAGCTTATTTAATTAGATGTTTATATGGTATATCAGATTTTAACTTCCTTCCTGTTTCATTGATTTCAAATCCCAAAGATAATTCAAATATGGGTGTTCAAATGAAAAATGTTTTATTAGGTAAAGATAGGGGGCATTTTTTAACTGTTTTTAAAGAGGTAGTAACTGAAGAGGCTAAATTTGATAAGGAGTTTTGGAAATCCGTAAAATCTAAATTACAACAACTAACTAATAAGGGTTACGCTACAATAGATTCATTAACTAATTTCCAAACACATGGTATGGATGAGATTATTTCTAAGTTAAGTGAAGTTAAGAGTACCTTTTCTTTGAAAGATATTTTAGATGATTTTTATTATAATAGAATATACACTCAAAAAGAAACTATTCAAATAAGATTAGAAACCATAGATACTCATCGAAGTGAAATCGAATCAATCAACAATGGTGAAAACGATTGGAAAACTCACAATTATGCATTAACAAGATTAACAGATAGGTTAGTAGATAATTTATACTTAGATTACAATCAGTTAAAGATTGATGAGATGTGTGCTAAATCTGAAGTATTGATGGGAGAACACCCATTCTTAAAAGGTAGAAGGAATTCAAACTTCTCTGGATTTGAAACTGAACCACTAATGATATTAGCAGCAACTATTAATGATTCATTCGATAGACATTTGTATGAAAAACTATCAGGAATATCTGATATACCCAAACGTGCAAAATCTTATATAGAGTGTATAGTTACTTCCAAAAAAGAAAATAGATACACTACTGAAAAATTTAAGAATCTACTTAAAGAATTAGAAATTGTAGCTAATATAACTGCTGATGATGGAGTTACTAATTTATGGGGTAGTTGGAATGATAACATTCTAAACGCATATGATGTTTGGAAAACTACATACATAGATAAAAAAACTACAAATAAATTCGATACTTTTAGAGTTAGTTCAATGGATATGGCTTTGATAATGTATAGAGCTATTAAATACATTATGAAAGAATGTAAAGTTAGAGAATCTGGATTATCAGCTACTACAAAACAATTTATTGAGTGGTTTATAGATGAAACAAAAAACAATTCGTATGAGTTTGTTAAAGCTGTTGAAACTGCTGAAAACTCTTGGAAAGGTAAATTTGAAAAGGTGATTGGACCATATACTGAAAGGTTCATAAAGTATAAAATAGAATCAGCTGGTGAAGTTAAATCTGAGCATGTTTTAAAGAAAGAAAAGTTAAGAGCTTTAAGAACTAAAGCAGTTGATATAGGATTACCCACTAAATTTACAATGTACGATAGAAACAATCAGGGGTGGTTTGTTACCGATATTGATTTAAACAATGGTAATGGATTAAATCTTTGTCATTATACATCAGCTACTAAAGCTGGTATGTACACTTCTGAAAATACAGATATGGGTCCTGCTAGAGATAATATCGATGTAGTTAAAGAAAAGATAATTCCTACTGATTATTTTTCACCCGATGGTAAGTTTATTAAGGATTTTAAAAAAGAAGTAAACCAACCAACGGATATTGATTTACTCGAACCATGGATGAATACAGTGAAGTTTAGTAAATTTTATAAAAAAGATTAATTATATGAAAGTATTAGTAATACCAAACTATACTAACTTTGGACAAGTAAAGGACATCAATAGGGATTCATTCCTATTGGTGTTCAAATCGTTCTTAGATAATACCAAAATAGGAAAAGAATGGGAATGGATTCTACCATATCCTGGCGGACACCATAACCATCCTGGTATTATCAATGGGTTCGATTATCCAAATGTTAGTTTAAGGAAGATGGATATCATTGAACCATTCCCACCTAAAATGAGGGTGGATTATCCGTATAGGTTCTTTGATAAACTTATAGAAAAAGAAGAATCAAAATTTAATTTGATTTGGTCACATCTTCCTGAGTGGACTAACAATTATGTTATCACTCGAATCTATAACAAATTACAACCGATTATTGGATATTGCCATTGGAGTGAAATACCTAATAACGGAGCAAGAACTGAGAATTCCTTTTGGAATAATCTTAGAGGTATCTTACAAATGAAAGTATGTGGTGTAAACTCAAACTATCAGAAAGGTGTTATTCTTGAAAACGCAGCTAAAGATTTCCAACCACATATTGTTGAGAAATTAGATAAGATTATTCAACCTTGGTATTTGGGTTGTGATTCAGCTACTCCATCAAATGGATATGATGAGAAAACAATTGTGTTCAATCATAGAGAAGGTGTTTATACTGGTTCTAAATGGTTCTTTGAAACTATGGATAAACTATGGGAAGAAAGACAAGATTTCAAAGTTTACACTACTCTAAAAGAAATGGGTAAACCATATACTAAATATATTGGACACGCTGATAGAGAAGTATATCTAAATCAGTTATCTAAAGCACATTTTGGAGTTGGGTGTTTTGAAGGTTATTCAGCTTGGAGTATGAGCGCTACTGATGGATTAAGTAGAGGTGTACCATATCTACTTCCAAATGGATATTGTTATCCTGAAATGGTAGGTGATGATTATCCACTATTATACAATGGTAGAAAAGAATTTAAAGAAATGGTTGGTAAACTCTTAGATGGTGAAATAGAAAGACCTGATGTAACACATATAGCAAAATCTTTGTTATGGGAAAGCCAACTAAAAAAATGGGATATCGAAAATAATTTTGTAAAAAATTGTAGGATATTTGAAGAATAATTCGTATATTATGGTAATATTCAAATTCAAAGGTAAAACATATGAAATCACATCGAATGATAACTATCGTTCTAACGAAGATTTACTGCGTGATTTCGAATATTGTTTAGAGGTTAGAGATTACCAAACGATTAATAATAGAATAACCAATGGCTTAAAGTGGGGTTGGATGAAAGAACTAAAAAATAATTAATGTATCAAAACGTATATTACGAAAAAGAAGGTGGTATCATTCATTGTTGGGATGATAGAAAAGGATATTTCACATCCAAATACAGAAATTACGCATATGTAAGAGATGGGAATGGTTCACATGAATCAATTCACGGAGATAGATTAAAGAAGATTAACTTTTGGAAAAACGAAGATAATCTAAAACTTTATGAATCAGATGTAAATGAGATGACTCGTTTCTTAATCGATAACTATGGTGATTCAGATGAGGTATCAGATGGGCATGTTGTAATGACATTTGATATTGAGGTTGAAATGAATAGTGGATTACCTAATACTGATGAAGCAAAGAATACAATCACATCAGTAGCATTTCACGATTCAGCAACTAATGATTACTATGCGTATGTACTTAGTGAAGGTGAAGAAATAAACAAAACTATCAAAGGGGCTAAGGTTCGTTCATTCCGTAGTGAAGAAGATATGTTGGTTGCATTTGTAAATGCTTGGGAAGAGATTTCACCAACTATTATTACTGGGTGGAATATTGATTTCTTTGATGTTACTTATCTTTACAATAGATTGAAAAGAGTATTAGGTACTAAACAAGCAAATAGATTATCACCAATCGGTAAAGTTCATTGGAACAAATATCGTAAGAGATATCTAATAGCTGGGGTATCTGCATTGGATTATATCGCACTATTTAAGAACTTTACATATACGGAATATCCTAACTATCGTTTGGATACTATCGCTAAATTAGAATTAGGTAGAGGGAAGATTGAATACGAAGGAAACTTAGACCAATTATTCAGAGATGATATTGAAAAGTTTGTAGAGTATAACTTAGTTGATGTTGAGTTAGTAGTTGAGATGGATAAGAAACTACAATTCATTGATTTAGCTAGAGCAATCTGTCATGCAGGCCACGTGTTCTATGAGGATTTCTTATTCTCATCGAAATGGTTAGAAGGGGCTATTCTTACATTCCTTAGAAGGAGTGGTAGGGTAGCTCCCAACAAACCCCGTCGTAAACAAAAGAATGATGATGGTACTGATGGTGAAGGAAAGTTCGTAGGTGCTTATGTAAAACAACCAAAACCTGGTCTTTACAAATGGGTTTATGATTTAGATTTGACATCACTATACCCATCAATCATTATGAGTATCAATATATCACCTGAAACTAAGATTGGTAAAGTAAAGGATTATACCGCAGAATCACATATGAAAAGTGAGATGGATTCTTACACTATTGTAGATGATAACGGAAGAGAATCCAAATCAATGCCAAAAGAAAACTTCACTAACTTCATCGAATCTCAAAAATTATCGATAGCATCAAATGGGGTATTATATTCGCAGGATAGAGTTGGTATCATACCTGAGATTCTTAATGTATGGTTTGATAAAAGGGTAGAGTACAAAGACCAGATGAAGAAGTTTGGTAAAGCTGGTAATGATGCAAAGTATAAGTTCTTTGCTCAAAGACAGTTAGTACAAAAGATTATGTTGAATTCCCTTTATGGAGTATTGGGATTACCATCTTTCAGATTCTATGATGTTGATAACGCAGAAGCAGTTACACTTACAGGTCAGACTGTAATTAAAACTACTGAGATGATTGCTAATCAATACTATAGTAAGAACATTGGTGAAACAAAAGATTACAACATATATGTTGATACTGATTCTGTATTCTATGAAGCAGCTCCATTGGTAAAGGCTAGGAATCCTCAAATCGATGTTACATCAGATGAACAAATGATTCCTGCTATTTTGGAAGTAGCGCAAGAAGTTGAGAAACACATCAACAAAGTTTATGATTCGATGGCATTGAAAATGTTCAACATTCATTCACATCGATTTGATATTAAGCAAGAAACTATCGCTAAGGGTGGGTTTTGGGTATCTAAGAAACGATACGCTCAATGGATTATCAATGATAATACTGTAGATTGTGATAAGTTGGATGTAAAAGGATTGGATGTAAAACGTTCATCATTCCCAACTTACTTCAAAGAAGTGATGAGTACTGTATTGATGGATATCCTAAAGGATGAGAATAAAGATAAGATTGATGAATACATTCTTAGAAAGAAAGATGAAATGAAAACAACAAACTTCATTGATATCGCTAAGAACTCAGCAGTTAAAGGTATGAGTAAGTACACATTTAAGAATCAAGCATTGGGAGAGTTTATGAAAGGAACACCAGCGCACGTTAAAGCAGCACTTACCTACAATCAATTATTAAAATATTTCAAAGCAGCTTACAAATATGAACCAATGAAAGATGGTGATAAGATTAAGTGGGTATATTTGAAACCTAATCCATTAGGATTAGAATCCGTTGGGTTGACGGGATATAACGACCCAAAACAAATTTTGGATTTAGTAGAACAACACATCGATTATGATTTAATTTGGCAAAAAGAGTTAGAGAATAAGTTAGATGATTTCTATTCTGCGATGGGTTGGGAAAAGCCAAATCCTAATTTAGCTAAAGCATCACAATTTTTTGGATTTTAATTTGGATAATTCAAAAAGTTTTTGTATATTTGTGTAACAATAATTAATAAAAAGTAAAATTTATGAAGAAAGCAAGTCTTGAACAGTTCATTAACCGATACAATCTCGGTGGTGAAGTAGAATCGGTGAAGATAACATCATCCGATTCAGAAATGAAGGTAAGTTTTATCTCAGATGATAAAACATTACTTGGTGAAGTAACTTCGAAAGAAGGAGAATTCCCAAATGGTGAGTTTGGTGTTTATACAACATCACAACTTAAAGCACTCTTAGGAGTATTAGAATCATCTATGGATGTTGATTCAACAGAATCTTATATTAAGTTTTCTGATAAAGGAACTTCTGTAAACTATATGTTAGCAGATTTATCTGTTATTCCTGTAGTACCAGATTTAAAAGCAGTTCCACCGATGAATGTACAAATCACATTAGATGATGATTTTACATCTAAGTTCATCAAATCTAAAGGAGCTCTTAGTGAATCTGATACATTCACATTTGAGTGTAAAAATAATAATGGAGAGATTATCTTAGGGTACTCATCAATCAACACAAACAGAATTTCTATGAAAGTAGATTGTAAATGTGATGGAGATGTATCACCTATCTCATTCTCAGCTAAGTATTTGAAAGAAATCCTAAATGCGAATAGAGGTTCTAAATCAGCTAACCTACAGATTTCATCGCAAGGATTGGCACATATTGAGTTTGAGAAGGATAATTTAACATCTAAGTATTACTTAGTAGAGATAAAGTAAGTATATGAATTTTTGGGATACAGAACCGGCTAAACCAGCATTTGATTACGATATTCAGAGAAGAGAATTAATCGAAAATATGGATTACCTTGCAGCAATGACTGTTGAAGAACAAACACTTTACAAAAAGTGGGTTGAGTTGCAAGAACCTAATATGATTAGAGATAAATCTTTGATATCTGAATTGTATGATACACAATGGATGCCAAAGGATATTAATAATTTGGAACAAACTATCAAAGAGATTGAAGAGTTAGAACCTTATGTTGAAATCTTAGATGACCCCAAAGAATCTACTAAGTGGACTTATGTTAGAAAGATGATTCACACTATGGGTTTTACTGCTAATCCTGGTCGTAACGTTAAGATTAATGTTAAGGATAAGAAAAGTGGTAAACTCTTAGGACAGATTTCATTAGCATCCGATGTAACATCTATGGCAGTTAGAGATAACTACATTGGGTGGAGTAAGGATAATAAGTTTAAAGATGGAAAACTGAATCATACTACAATAGCATCTACAATTGTATGTACTCAACCATTAGGATATAATTTTTTAGGTGGGAAGTTGGTTGCTATGATGACTACTGTTCCTGAAGTTAGAAACCTTTGGAAAGAAAAGTATGGACAAACTCTAATCGCAGTTGGTACAACATCGTTATATGGAATACATTCTCAGTACAATGGTATTCCACATTTCAAAACACTCGGAGAATCCGCTGGTAAAATATCTTTGAAACCTGATGATAAGTTCTATGAACCTTGGCATCAATGGATTAAAGAAAACAGAGCAGAGTGGTACAAAACTGCTATTACGAATGAAAGAATCCGTAATGGTAAGAGTATGGGAATCGCAAGTGGGCCTGTAAGTGGTATCAAACAAAAGATTCTTGGACAGATATTCAAAGAATGTGGTATCAAACAATCGGAGTATCATCATGGTTTTAAAAGAGGTGTATATCTCGCTATGATGTATGAGAATGGGCCTGAGTATCTTCGTAAGGAGATTGAAGAGGGTGAGTTAGTGATGAAAAAGAAGTTTACTGAAGGTGTTGATTACATTAATCGATGGTGGAAGAAGAAGGCTATCAAACGATACACTAAACTACATTCAGAAGGTAGATTGAAACCAGAACATCTGTTTTACATAGATGCAATTGGTATGAGTTGGGAACAAATGAAAGCTAAATATTTAAAAGAAGTCGGAAGATAATGAATAATACAGAAAATACATTGTGGGTTGAGAAATACAGACCCGATACATTAGAAGGATATGTTGGTAATGAACATATCTTAGAAAAAGTAAGAATCTATATAGAGAATGAGGATGTACCTCATCTACTCTTATATGGACAAGCTGGTACGGGTAAAACCACATTGGCTAAAATCATTACAAACCAAATTGATTGTGATGTTATGTACATTAATGCATCTGATGAAAACTCAGTAGATGCAGTAAGGGATAAGATTAGAGGGTTCGCATCATCTATGGGTTTCCGTAAGTGGAAAGTTATTATCTTAGATGAATCTGATTATCTTACACCAAATGCACAAGCAGCACTTCGTAATCTGATGGAAACATTCTCTAAATCTACTAGGTTTATTTTGACTTGTAACTATGTAGAGAAAGTAATTGACCCGATTCAGAGTAGATGTCAAACATTCGGAATTACACCACCATCTAAAAAAGAGGTGGCTATGAGATTGAAAGATATCTTAGATACTGAAGGAGTTAAATATGAAATGTCAGATTTAGCTATTTTAGTAAATAGTGGATATCCTGATATTCGTAGAGTTCTTAATGCAGGACAAAGACAGGTTATCAAAGGTGAGTTGAAGATTGATAAAACATCAACAATTCAAGCAAACTATATGGATGAAGTTTTAAACTTATTAAAATCGAATGGAAGTGTAAAAGATACATTTACATCTGTTAGAAAAGTGATAGCTGATTCCAAAGTAAAAGATTTTACACCATTTTACAGATTTATGTATGATAATGTAGATGATTACGCAAATGGTAAAGTGGGTAATACAATACTGAAGATTGCAGATGGACAGTATAAAGATGCATCTGTAGTAGATAAAGAGATTAATATTATGGCGATGATGCTAGAAATAATAATCGATATAAAACAATAATTAATTTAAAAAAGGAAAACGTTATGGCAACATCACAACAACTATTCGAACAGATAAGAGATTTATTTGTAGAATTTGAAACAGAACACAATGGTACAACTAAAGCATCTAAAGGTAGAGCTAGAAAAGCTATTGGGGAAATTAAAAAATTAGTAACAGATTACAGAAAAGTATCAGTAGAAGAGAACAAGTAATTATGGGAAAAGGTAAAGGTAAAGGAAGAGTGATTGGTATGGGTGGTAACCCACAACAACCACCACAAGCCCAAATGAAATTAGACCCAACAAAACTCCCAACAGTACATTGTGAGAATTGTGATTCTATCTTTTGGGAAGAAGTAACAATGTTTAAAGAAGTTCCAGCGGTACAATCACCAAACGGACAGAAATCAATGTTACCGATTCCTGTAGTTAGATGTGCAGAGTGTGGGCATGTATCTGAAAAGTTTTTACCTAAAGAATTGTTACCGTAAGTATGGCTAAGAAATCAACAAATACTGTTAAGGCTAAAACCATATTTCAACACCTAAGTGGTATAAAGGAGAAAAAGGAATCTTGGGAATCTCTTTCTGAGATGGATAAGAAATCCTTTACTCCTTTTATCATAAACAGGTGGTTGAGTATGAATATGGGATTACTACCTATTATAAATGTACTACAGAAATACACCATTGGGTTATTATCTGCTAGAGATGTTTATAAAGTATATTTAGATTTTTTACCCAAACAAAAAACATTTGATAAGTACATCAAAGGTAACAAATCAGGTAAGTACAACAAAGAGTGTTTAGAATATCTATCAAAATGGTATGGAGTATCTCAAAGAGAGGTTATGGATTATTTAGATATACTATCAAAAGATGATGTGATAAACATTTTAATGAAATATGGTTTAACAGAAAAAGAAGCTAAAAAGTTATTAAAATGAGCATACAATTAAAAATCCCATTTGATAATGTAGATTATGGTTCAAACGAAGAGTTTGGATATTGGAACTACAGAATCATTAAAAGAGAAAATCCTTCAGGCGAAGTAACATATGGTATATACGAATGTCTTTATGATATGGAAGGTAATTTAAAATCACATACTGAGAATCCAATAAGTGTTATTGGTGAAAGTGTTGAAGATTTAAAATTTGATATAGAGAACCTTAAAGAATCCTTAAATAAGGATGTATTAACATACCAAAACTAAAATATGGCAGAGATACTAAAAGAAGCAAAAACAAAAGTAGTTCATAGGGGTGAACGAACTATTAAAGAAAATAAAGAAGAAACCGCAATTCAATATTGTGAAAGATTATACCCACAGACTTGTGATGAGTTTAAAGTAATTTTAGATGAGATGTATGAAACGTTTTGTAAGAAACAACGTAACTATGGGCCAGGTAACATCTCAGTTGGAACTACATTGGAAACAAAAGATGATATAAAATTATCATTAAACGGATTGTGGTTTAGAATGAATGATAAAATTCAACGATTAAAACAATTAGTTGTATTAGGACAGCCCGATGAGGTTGGTGAAAACATTCAAGATACTTACGAAGATTTGAGTGTATATGGCGTAATCGCTCAAATAGTTCAAAGAAAGAAATGGGCTAAATAATTGTTAAAACTTAACAATTTAATAACATTAAAATTTGGTAAATACAGTATTTTTTCGTATATTAGTACTGTAATAATAGGTATAACTATATGAAAGAATCTAAGATAAGTAATGTATTTACTTTTGGTGTTAAAGAACCAAACCCAAATGATACAAAAGTATCATACTCACAATATACGATGTATGCTAACTGCCCACATCAATGGAAGTTGAACTATATGGATGGATTCCGAACATTCGACCCATCTATACATTTGGTTTTTGGTACAGCTATGCACGAAGTTCTGCAGGAATGGCTAGATACTTTATATAACAAATCTATCGATGAAGCTTCACAATTAGATTTAGGTAAGATGTTATATGAACATATGGTTACTGAGTATAAGAAGATGAGAGATGATACATCTATTGAATTCAGTAACTCATCTCAGATGGAAGAGTTCTTAGAAGATGGTATAGCTATACTTAATGAGGTTACTAAAAACAGAATTGATTACTTCAATACTCGTCATATGAATTTGGTGGCTATTGAATTACCAATATACTCCAAAGCATTAGATTCTCACAATGTGTATATGAGAGGATTCTTAGATTTGGTATTCGAAGATACATACGAAAACAAACTACAGATTTGGGATATCAAAACATCTACCAATGGTTGGAACAAATGGATGAAAGCTGATAAAACCAAAACCGCACAATTGGTGTTGTATAAGAAGTTCCTATCAGAACAATTCGGATATCCATTGGATAGAATCAGTACAAAATATTTTATCGTAAAACGTAGGTTGATGGAAGGTATGATGTTCGCTCAGAAGAGAGTACAAACATTTGAACCTGCTAGTGGTAAACCTACCTTAAATAAGATTACTAAGAGTTTCGAAGATTTCGTTAGAAACTCATTCAATGAAGATGGTTCATACAGAACCGAATCAGAGTATCCTGCTATGGCTGGTAAGAACAATAAGAATTGTAAATGGTGTCCGTTTAAGAATGATTACGATAAATGCCCAAAAGAAAATAGACATAAAGTATGAGAAAGTTAATGTTATTATTACTACCTGTTTCATTTGGAATGGGTGGTTCAGAGCCATACATAGAATCGGTTGAACCATTAGAACCAACTAAGATTGAGGTAAAATTAGTTGAACCCACATTTGTAAAACCAACATATACCTTAGATGTTGAACCATTGATTCAAGCGATGATTATGGTAGAAAGTGAGGGTAATGATTCTGCTTATCATAAAGGAGAAAAAGCAGCAGGTTGTTTACAAATCAGACCTATAATGGTTAGAGAAGTAAATCGTATATTAGATATTCAGAAATCTGAATTAGAATATACATTAGAGGATAGATGGAGTAGAGAGAAATCGATTGAAATGTTTCACATCGTAAATGGTTATCACAATAAAAATAGTACATATGAAGAAATCGCAAGAGCTTGGAATGGTGGTCCGAACTGGTTTAAAAAAGGTCTTACAAAAAGATATTGGAAACGAGTACAAAAGCAACTTAAAAAACAAAAGAAAAATGAACGTAGCAATACTGAGTTCACCGAAGTATGAAAACGTTAGAAAGTTAAGGGAATTCCTATATACGATAAAAGAGAAATTAGGAACTGATGTTAATATTATAACGAGAGGAAATAAAGATGGTGGTGAAAAACATATTAGAAAATACGCAATTGAATTTGGATTTAGATATACTGAATATAATCCAGCTAATAGTGTTAGAAACCTTTATAGTGGTATGAATGATGATTATTATGGTAAACCATTTCATCCAACTCAAACCCTACATCAATATGATTGTGTTGTGAAACACGCAGATAAGTTGTTTTACTTTGGTGGTATCAAACCATCAGAACAAAAACACTTTGAAAAATTGTTAGCAAGATTTAACAAAAAAGTAAATTATATAAATTAATTACTATATTTATTAGAAAAGAGAAAATAGTTATGGCAGACAAAAAGAAAAAACCTCTGATACTTCTGTTATCAGATGATATGAGATTACATAGTGGTATCGCTACGATGTCGAAAGAGATTGTACTCCACACATCCCACAAATATGATTTTATCCAAGTAGGTGCAGCTGTAAAACATCCTGATGAAGGTAAGTTTTTCGATGTATCTGATTCTGTAAATGAAGAAGCTGGAATCGATAACGCAAATGTTAGAATCATTCCACAAAGTGGTTATGGTAACCAACAATTGATACGACAGTTGATAACAACAGAACCAGTTGAAGCAATCCTACACTTTACAGACCCACGTTTTTGGGATTGGTTGTATGCTATGGAAGATGAAATCCGTAGACATATTCCAATCTTTTATTATAATATTTGGGATGATTTACCAGACCCAATGTGGAACGCTCCATTCTATGGTAGTTGTGATTTGTTGATGGGGATTTCAAAACAAACCTATGGTATCAATAAAAGAGTATTAGATAAGTTTGGTATGGATATGGAAGATTGGCAAATACAATATGTACCACATGGTGTATCGGAAAAATTCTATCCTATTCTAAAAGGTGTTGGTGATGGTGAGGATGAAAAAGTTCAAAACCTTAAAAAAGATTTGGGTATTGAGAATAAAAAGTTTGTTCTACTTTGGAACAATAGAAATATTCGTAGAAAGAATCCAGGTGATATCATACTATCTTATAAAACCTTTTGTGATGGATTAACAAAAGAAGAAGCTAAAGATTGTGTACTTATAATGCACACTACTCCAGTAGACCCTAACGGAACGGATTTACCAGAAGTTGTTAAAAATGTTTGTCCTGATTATGATGTATTATTTACAAATAAAAAGTTTACAACCGAAGAACTAAATTATCTATATAACTTATCAGATGTTACAATCAATATGGCATCTAATGAAGGATTTGGATTAGGTACTTGTGAATCTGTAAATGCAGGAACACCGATTATTGTTAACGTTCAGGGTGGTATGCAAGACCAATGTGGATTTACAATAGATGGTAAATATATTACAGCAGAACAATATGTTGAATTAGGTTCTTTACATAATGTAAAAGAATTACCACAAAATCTAAGTTGGGGTAGTTGGGTAAACCCAATATGGCCAACAAATCGTTCACTACAAGGTTCACCAGCAACACCATACATTTTTGATGACAGATGTTCATTTGAAGATGCAGCAAAAGCAATCAGACAATGGTATGATACACTACCAGAAAGAAGAGCTGAATGTGGATTGGAAGGTTCGGAGTGGATGAAGGGTGAAGAAGCAAATATGAGCGCTAAACATATGGGTAAGAGATTCTTAGAAAGTATGGATGGGGCATTTAAAAATTGGAAACCAAAAAATGAGTTAGTATTATGGAAAATATAAAAAAGTTTTGTGTAGTTAGTTGTCCAATATCTACTAGGAGTGGGTATGGAGCAAGAAGTAGAGATTTTGTAAGAGCATTAATCGAAGCTAGACCAGAATGGGATGTTCAGATATTATCTCAAAGATGGGGTAATACACCAATGGATGCATTAGTTCCTGGTGAAGATGATGATTTACTTAGTAGAATCATTATAAAAAAAGAAGATAGAAAACCAAATGTTTGGATTCAAATTACAGTACCAAATGAATTTAATCCTGTAGGTGATTATAACATTGGTGTAACTGCTGGTGTTGAAACAAGTATGATGCCTCCTGAGTGTATAGAGGGTATGAATCGTATGGATAAAGTATTAGTATCGGCTAACTTTGCTAAAAGTATTACAGAGAATTCTATCTATGATAAGAAAGACCAAAAAACAAATCAATTGTTAGGTCAATTAAAAATGGAAAAACCTATTGAGGTTTTATTTGAAGGTATTGATTTAAACGTATATAATAATAAAGCTAAATCAGAACCAAGAATTGATGAAATGATGAAAGATGTTAAAGAATCTTTTTGTTTCTTATTTGTAGGACATTGGTTAAAAGGAGATTTTCAGCAAGATAGAAAAAATATTGGTGGTATGATTAAAGTGTTCTTAGAAGCATTTAAAAATAAAAAGAATCAACCAGCATTATTCTTAAAAACAAGTAGAGGTAGTGGTGCATTAACTGATAGAGTTTACACTAAAAAACTGATTGAAATGATTAAAGATACTGTAGATACTACACGATTACCAAATATCTATCTACTAAATTCTGATTTAACGGATAGAGAAGTAAACGCATTGTACAATCACCCAAAAGTAAAAGCTCACGTTTCATTTACGAGAGGTGAAGGATTTGGTAGACCTTTATTAGAAGCAACTATTAGTGGTAAACCAATGGTAGTATCGGGATGGAGTGGACAAACTGATTTTCTAAATGCTGATATGGTAAATTTGATAGGTGGTGAACTACAAAACGTACATCCATCAGCAGCCGATGATAAGTTCTTATTAAAAGAATCACAATGGTTTCAGATAAATTATTCTGAAGCAGGTGGTGTTATGAAGGATATGTTTGATAATTATAAGAAATACTTAGAGAAATCACGCAAACATAGACAACACACCAAAGATAACTTTACTTGGGAAAAAATGAAAGATTTGTTAAGTGATTATCTAAAAGAAGCTGATGAAGCTGAGGTTTCACCACAACAAGTTGGATTATCATTACCAAAACTAAAAAAGATTAAATAGTGGCAGGATTTTATAATACACATCTAAGAAAAACAGCAGACCCTACTCCAATTAGTAAAGCTAAATTGGAGAGGGGTATGGTGGTTAAAGTAAAGTATAAAGCAAAAAACAAAACTCCTAAGTTATATTTGGTATTGGTTCTTCAACCAAAGTGGCCAAATTCAAATGATGGTAAATTGCATGGATTATCTTTAGATAATGTACCACCACAAAAGTTTTTAGAATTCGCAGAAGTGTATAACGAAGTGATATCAAAAAGTTCTAAAGTAAGAAGATTAGATTTAGCTAAGATTCAGATTACAGAAGCATCTAAAGTATTCTATACATCAGAGATAAAAACATCAGCACCATTAAAAAGTTCATACAGAACATTTAACCTATTAGATATACAATCTATTCAATCAGTAAATTATGATTGGGGTAAGTTTGATAAGGTAGCAGATAGAGATGCTAGAAGAAAGCAGATGGAACAAGAAGCTAAAGAGAGAAGAGAGGCTGAAGAGGCAAGGAGAGAATCGGGTAACTAACTGATTATCAACCCGTTGCTGTGATAGTGAACACGAAATAAAAAAATATGAAAATAAGTTACGCAATAACAGTATGTAATGAGTTTGTAGAAATACAAAAACTCATACCATTCCTTTTGAAACATAAAAGGTATGAAGATGAAATCGTAGTTCTATACGATTCTAAAAATGGTTCTAAATCAGTTGAAGATTTCCTAAGAGCAAAATCCGTAAATGGTGAATTCCAGTGGCATGGTTCAGAGTTCGATGGACACTTTGCTAATTGGAAGAACAAACTTACAGATTTGTGTAATGGTGATTGGGTATTTCAAATCGATGCAGATGAGATTCCAAATGAGGTATTGATAGAAAATCTACATGAGATTCTAACAATAAACACTACAGTTGTTGAGGTTGTATTAGTTCCAAGAGTAAATACAGTCGAAGGATTAACTGATGAACATATCAAAAAGTGGAATTGGAACGTTGATGATAAAGGTTGGGTAAATTGGCCTGATATGCAATATAGATTGTATAAGAACTCACCAAATATCAAATGGGTGAATAAAGTACATGAAGTATTAGAGGGGTATAAAACAATATCACATCTACCAATGGATGAAGATTTAGCACTTTACCATCCAAAAGAAATCAAAAGACAAGAGAAGCAAAACGAATACTACGATACATTGTGAATTTAACAATAGCTATAGATGATGTAAATCCTTTAAAGGATTGGAGAATATTGGGTGATAAAACTGAAAAGTATTTATTTGACTTAAATAAAAAATATGGTGTAAAATATACATTATTCATACCTACTAATTATCATAACGAATCCAAAATATCAGATAACAAACAATGGGTGAAAGAACTTATTGATACTAACATATTTGAATTAGCTGGACACGGACATTTTCACCAAACATCAGATAAAAACAAATATGGTGAGATGGAATTCGTTGATATGAATGAATCTGAGTGTATAGAAAGAATCCAAATGATGATGGGTGAATGGGAATCAGTAGGATACAAACCATTAGGTTGGCGTAATCCTGGTTGGATGTGTCAACCATATTGTGTACCTCATCTATCAAAAGAGTTTGAATATGCAGCATTACATAAAGAACATAATCGTAACAATGTTTGGGATTTAGAAATGTTATTTGGTGCAGATGGGATTCATCAAACTGATATAAAATTACATAATGGTGATATCGCATTTCATTCTCACATTTGTGGTGATTGGAATGATAATGTTTGGAATGAAGAAAATTACCAGCAATTAGATTTGAGTTTAGGACACTTATTTGAAAATTATGAAATAACCCCAACCACATTAAGTGGAATAGCAAAGATATGAAATATAACGAATACCTTATAAGTAATTGGGAAGATAGAGCTCAAACTAAAGATGAAGAAGAAATAACTAATTATGTAGTTAATCATTGTAATCTTACAAAAGATACACAACTATTACATATTGGAATAGGTTGTAATGACCTTTGGCATACAATTACAAAGAAATACTTCTATAGTTTTGAATATACAGGAATAACTTATTGTATTTTAGAATATGAAAAAGTATTACCATTACATTCTTCTAAATACATTCCTATCCTAATGAACAAATATAATCCAATATTATCTAATATTTTAAAAAAATATGATTTGATTTGTGATAATAACATAGTATCATACGCAGATTCTGATATAGAAGGTTTAGAGTATTTTAAAGTATTATTAAATAGTTTAAAAGATGGTGGTAAGATATTAACACATCAGCTGGGTTTAAATTACAGAAGAATTGCAAATATTAATGAGATGTTGGAAAAGTTAAATTTAGATAAAAACTTTTCAGTTAGTTCATCCGATAGTGTTGTTATAATAGAGAAAATATGAAAATAGCATTTTTTACAGAGATTAATGGAATTTGGAAAGTACCTAGAACTCATAAAAATATGAGAACCGAATTTGCTTGGATGTGTTCTTTAGATGCACTACATATGAATCTAAATGATTATACTGAAGAGCGATTTGATTTAGGAATTGCTATAACTCCAAAAAATAACCCAACGGCAGTAAACATTGAACATCTAAGAAAAATGTGTGATAAGGTTGGTGTAATGCAAGAGGGCCCATTTTGGTTGTTCCAAGATTATGATTTAGAGAATCAAATACATTATTATAATAATCTAATACAATCTGATATAATCTTTACTCACAATGAGCAAGATAGAAAATACTATAAAGGATTAACAAATCACAAAGATGTAAGAGTATTACCATCTCTAATGATTTCAGAAGCAGCTGGTGAGTTACCATATGAAGATAGAAGTGGTATTATGATTGGTGGTAATATGGTTAGTTGGTATGGTGGGTTTGATTCATTTATGTTAGCTAGTTCAGTTACAGATGAAGTTTATCAACCAAAGATGGGTAGAGCATTACCAAACGAAGAACAATTAGGTATCAATCAATTGCCATATCTACAATGGAATGATTGGGTTAAAGAACTAAATAAACGTAAAATGGGTATTCATATGATGAGAACTCATGCTGCTGGTACATTTGCACTTAATTGTTCATATGTAGGTATTCCTTGTGTTGGATATGAAGAATTAGATACTCAAAGAATCCTTCACCCAAACCTATCAGTAGAGAATGGTGATTTAGAAAAAGCAAGGGAATTAGTAAATAAGTTGTGGAATGATTTGGATTTTTATAAAGAAAATTGTATATTAACACAACAACTATATAAAGAAAGATATAGTGAAAAAGTATTTAAAGAAAGATTAAAGTTATGATAAGTAAAAAAGATATAAGTTTCATTCAACCGAGTAGAAACAATTTAAAATACCTAAAGTGGTCTTATGATTCCATCAGAAAGAATGGTGGGCCAGAACCAACAGTATGTGTTGCTGATGATTTCAGTAACGATGGAACTTGGGAGTGGTGTGAAGATATGATGAAGAAAGACCCAAACTTCAAAGCAATTAGAAATGAAGGACCTAAAAGATTAGGACATACAATTCTATATGATGAGTTAGTAAAGATTGCTGATACTCCGATTGTAGGAATCTATCATGCAGATATGTATCTTATGCCAAAAGCTTTGGATTTTGTACTAAAACACATCAAACCTCTAAGTGTGGTATCATTGACACGAATTGAACCACCACTTCATCCCGATGGGCCTGAGAAAATGTTAATGGATTTCGGAATCGAACCTGAAGAGTTCAAAGAAGAAGAATTGTTAGAGTGGTTCAAAGATGTACAGATGAATCAAGCAACTAAACAAACAGAGGGGATATTTGCTCCGTGGTTTATATTCAAAGAAGATTTTGAATGTATAGGTGGACATGACCCATTGTTTGCTCCACAATCAAAAGAAGATACTGATATTTTTAACAGATTCCAACTTAATGGATACAAATTTATTCAGACTTGGGGTGGTTGTGTATATCATATGACTTGTAGAGGTAGTAGATTCGCAGATGGAGCTCAAAGAAATCCTGATGGACAAGTTTTTATGAAAAACAGAGAAACTGATGAGTGGTTAACTCAGAATCAACGTTCTACTCGTAACTTTCTTAGAAAGTGGGGGCATTATTGTAAACATGATACTTTAATGAAACCAATTATACCACCAAAGTATAACAATCAATTTATAATTGAAAATGGTAACGAACAATTATTACAATTATTAGAACCTTGGTGTGATAATATTAATATCGATATATCACAAGAAAAGATTGATGAATATATTAAAAACGAACAACCAGATACCGATTATAATTTGAGTGAAAGAATCAATCAAAATGTATCAAATGACATACAAATTGTGTTTGATGGGAATAAATTTTCAAATGATTCTTACAACATTATTCAACAGATATCTGCCATACTTGAGTCTAATAAAATTGATGAAGGTGAGTTCGAAATAGATATATTCAAAATAAAGGTGAATAGAGTAAAAACATATACCCATCAGTTGATTTCAATCAAATAGGGTATTTATAAGTGTTATGATGTACTATATTTTACTTCCAGATGACACCGATGAAGGTGTTCAATATTCAACAAATATTTTGGGTGAATCCTCATTTAAAAACTTTTGGGCAGACCAAGGTTTTGATATATTTGAGAGATTAGTACACAAATATCCTGATACTTTAGATGAGATTAAAATTAAAGATGAAAAAGGAAAACAATACACTCCTGAAGAATTCTTAGGAGCAGTAGGTAAATTAAATATAATTCGTAGTTAAACCCACAAAATAAGGACTAAAATGGGCAAGATTAGATTGAGTGATTTCGTAGATGATTATGAAGAGTACGATGAACTTTATGGTGGTAAACAAAAAATAATCAAAAAAAATGACAAAAACAAAAATGAAGAAACCCTTCAACAATCACAGAGGCTGCCTGCCGGCTGGAGAGAGGGTGATAGTTATATCGGTAGACGAAAAAAAGCAAGAAATTAGATTAAAAGACCCATTTGATATAGAATGGATAGTACCGATGGAGTTCGTTTTTTATCCTCTATAATATTTATAGTTATAATAGAGTAAATAAACGGAGTTAATTATGTTATTAAAAGTAGGTTCAAGAGGACCAGAAGTCAAATCATTACAGGAATTTTTAGGAATAGGTGCAGATGGTATCTTTGGTAAAGGTACAGAGTTTGCAGTTAAGGAATTTCAAAAACTAAACGGATTAACAGTTGATGGATTAGTTGGACCTGGAACTTGGGATTGTATGGGATTAGCAACAACTGATGATTCAGAAAAAACTTATACAACTGATAACGGATTAATAATCAATAGACACTTTTTACCGCCAGGTGAATATAAAAGTGGAATCACAAAAAAAGAATATTGTTTCTTACACCATACAGCAGGGTGGCAAAACCCATATAGAACTGTAGACCATTGGGGTAGAGATAGTAGAGGTGCAGTAGCAACTGAATTCGTTTTAGGTGGTCAATCAATCAAAGGTAACGATGAAACTTACGATGGTGAAATGGTTCAAGCATTTCCTGAAGGACATTATGGATGGCACTTAGGGAAAAATGGTTCACAACACATGCATACACATTCTGTAGGTATCGAAGTAAATAATTTCGGATACTTAAAGAATGGTAAAACATATGCTGGAACTACGGCACACGAATCTCAAATCGTTACATTACCAAAACCATTCAGAGGGTTTAAAGATTGGCATAAATATTCAGATAAACAAATCGAAGCATTACGTTTATGGATACTTTGGATTGCTGAAAGAGATAACATAGATGTAAGAGCAGGATTAGTAGAAGAAATTAAGAAAAAGGGTGCAGATGGATTTGAATTTAACGAAGCTGCATACTATGGTAAAGTAAAAGGTATGTGGACTCATACTAATACTAGAAAAGATAAGTTTGATATGTTCCCACAACCCGAACTATTAGACATGTTGGTAGGGTTGTAAAATTAAGTAGTAATTTAGAATTTTTAATTTTATTTTTACTATTTATATCAAAATAAGTTTAACGTATAACAGTATTTGGAAAATTTTCTATGAAAAAGTATTTAACAAGTCTATTACTTTTGATGCCATTCTTCTTGATGGCTCAAGATAGCTGGTTCAAATTAGAAGTGCAGTTCGATGCATACGCTGATGATGAATCATTCGCATTATTAACACAAAATGGTGATACCTTAGTAAACTATCAACCCAATAATCCATTTGAATTATGGTCAACCATAATCGAAGCCGATTCAGGAGATATCGATATCTCATTATTAGATGATTGGGGAGATGGGTGGCAAGGTGGACCACAAAATCAGAACTCAAACACAACGGCATGGTTAAAGATATCAAACGAATGTCAAGGTACAATATTAGATTTAGATGTAGCAGGATTGGGAACTTTTACTCAATATGATACATCTTTTACTTTAGACCCATGTGCACCTCCTGTTTGTAATATCCAAAATGAAACTACATATCAGATATGTTTAAGTAATGAACAAATATTGGTAGTATGGGAATGGGAAAATGAATGGTGTGACCCAGTCAACGTAGTATATGGAAATGATGAAGGATGGGGCCCATTTACACAAGGTTTGAATCCTGGCGCTACTAATTATGGAATGTTAGCCGGAAACGGACAGATGCCACCTAATTGGAGTAGTGAACATTATGCGTATATAGAATACGCAGATGGTTCAGTATCAGATACAATGTTATATACACCAATACCATGTATAGAAGGTTGTATTGATTCTACTCAAGAAGCTTATAACCCTTGGGCTAATGAAGATGATGGAAGTTGTAGTGTAACTACTTGCGACCCAGCAACTGAATATCAAATCAGAATGGAAATTACATTAGATAATTGGCCAAGTGAAACTTCGTGGATAATGACTACAAATACTCCAGCTGGAAATGTTTCAGTTCCTGTTGGTGAGTATGATGGTTTTGATTTCGGACAAACTTATACTTATGATTTTTGTGTATCTCAAACAGCAGGGTTCGAACTTGTTGTAAATGATACCTATGGTGATGGTATGGGTGGTAATAACCCATCTAACGCAGGTTCTATCGTTATTTATGATTGTGATGGGGATACTATTTGGGAAATGACTAATCCAAACTTCGGAACTACACTTTACTCAGGAAACCAAACGGCAACTGCTTGTACTGTTGTTCCTGATGTATTAGGATGTACAGACCCAACATATCAAGAATACAATCCACTTGCAAATGTAGATGATGGTAGTTGTACTACACCTCATATTTTTGGATGTATGGATGTAAACTCAACGAATTATGATTCAACTGCAACTAAACAATCAATCGTTCCTTTATGTGATTACACATTAATTATCGAAGATGGTGGTGGAGATGGTTGGGGTAATTCTTGGTTAGGTGTTGCTCAAGATGGTGTTCCTGTTGGAGTATTCACTATGGGGCCAGGTAACTATGAACAAACGTTCCAATTCCAATTGGAAACAGATAAAACTGTAGAAGTTTATTACTTTGAAGTACCAGCACCACAACAATCACAAGCGCAAGTAGAGTTCCAAACTTTACAGAACTCATTTACATTAGAAAACGCAGATAGTGTTGTTTTATTAGCGTGGGGACAAAACCCATTCTCTAATAACGGAGCAGGTGCATTACAACCATTCGAAGCACCTTTCTTTGAAAAGTATGTAGGTGAACCTTATTGTGGTGATTCTTGTATTCCTATCGTTTTAGGTTGTACAGACCCAACGGCTCTAAACTACAATCCAGACGCAAATACAGAGGACCCAAATAATCCTTGTATTCCTTATATTGAAGGGTGTACGAATCCATTAGCATTCAACTACGACCCTAACGCAACAGTAGATGATGGTAGTTGTGTTCCTGTAATTGTAGGTTGTATGGATGATACACAATTCAATTATGACCCTACGGCAAATACGCCAGGTACTTGTATTCCATTTATTTATGGATGTACAAACCCAGCATCATTTAACTATGACCCTAACGCTAATACCGATGATGGTAGTTGTGTACCTATTATTTATGGATGTACAGACCCAACATCTCTAAACTATGATTCTACAGCAAATACGGATGATGGTTCGTGTATCGCTAGAATTTATGGGTGTATGGATTCAACTCAGTTTAATTACGACCCATTAGCAAATACTGATGATGGTTCGTGTATTCCTTTCATCTACGGATGTATGGACCCACAATCGTTGAACTATGACCCATCAGCAAATACAAACCAAACATCAGCAACAGATTTCACAAATCCTTGTATTCCTATTGTATATGGGTGTATGGATTCAACATCATTTAATTATGACCCTAATGCAAACGTAGATAACGGAAGTTGTGTACCATTTGTATATGGATGTATGGACCCGAATTCATTTAACTATGACCCGAATGCAAATGTGAATCAAGTATCGGAAACTGATTTATCTAATCCTTGTATTCCAATCGTTTATGGATGTACTGATTCAACTTCAGTAAACTATGACCCGAATGCAAATGTTGATAACGGAAGTTGTATAACTTCAGTAGTTGGATGTACTGATGTAGCGGCTTACAATTATGACCCGAACGCAAACGTATCTGATTCAACGGCTTGTTTATATGATGCAGGTTGTATTACAGGACCAGGTAATCCATATTGGTTAAACAATCCTTGTTACGCTTGGGTAATTGATGTAGATACATATTGTTGTGATACAGAATGGGATTCAGATTGCCAGGAACTATACAACTATTGTGAAGATGGATATCCATTAGATATTAGTGAATTAGGTGGAAGTAAGATTGCAGTTTATCCAAATCCAACAAATGATAAAATAACTATTAATACTTCATTAAGAGATGTAAATTATATGTTATTTGATTTGACTGGTAGATTACTACAAAGTGGTGAAGGAGTAAAAAGAGAAGAAGTGGATATATCAAACTATCCAAACGCAGTTTACTTACTTAGAATACAATATGATGGAAACATCTACAATAAAAAAATTATAAAAGAGGATAGATAGAGATGAGAAATTTAATATTTTTATTATGTTTTATACCTTTTGTTATGCAAGGGCAAGATTCATTATCGCCAGTTGTAAAAGAAAAGAAAGAAGTTAAAAAACCATCTGAATTTCAAAAGAGATTAAAAAGAGAGTTTAAGTTCTCTACTTTTTATGCAGCTTATAATGGGGCTAACTCAATTTCAGATGTAACAACATATTCAGTAACAAATGGGTTGACAACGACAAGAACATCAACCCCATTTGATTACTCAGCAGTATTTGGTATTAGAAAAATTCAAAGATTTGGATACGAACCAAATATTCAAAATAGATTTAAAAATGGTACTGAAAACTCATTCTCAGATGCAGCTACTATTGGTAGTAAATCAAAAGGATTTGAGTATCTATTCGAATGGGATTTTAGAAGGCAGCAAGGTAAAACATTCCTTAGCCAAGACCACTTCCTTAGATATATAGGTGATTGGTATGTGGTTAAGGTTGAATATCTACAAGACCAACTTGCAGATATTAATTACTTCGAAGCATCTCAGAGATACAGATATAAATTCAATAGAAAGTTTTCTGTAAATGCTGGATTAGTTCAAAGAATTTCAGAACCATATGGATTCGACCCTTTAGCAGATTGGATATTACAAACTGGTGATATTCATTTTACTAACTTAGCAATTCAAGAAATGGGTTATGGAGTAGATTTTAGTGATGTAGATAATATTCAATATTTAGACCCAAATGGTAATGTTGTAGCAAACTCAACAGAGGTATGGGAAGCTGTTGTAATTCCTCAGGTTCTATCTGATTATGTGGATAGAGAAAGAGAATTACTTCCATCGAAATTAGAATACTCTTTTGTCGTTGGATTTGATTATTACAAATATACTAAAGATTTTTGGTTACACTCTTGGGCAAACGTGATGCCATACCATATAAAAAGTGATGACCAATACAGTTACCACAAATACAATGGTGGAAATTGGGTAGATTACTCAGGAGGATTAATTTTTGGATATAGATTTACAAAATCATTAGGAATATTTACGGAAGGTAAATACCACAAATATTGGAATCGTAGTTGGTACGATTTCTCAATGGGTATAAACTTTATTATATTATAAGGGGTAAAAGAAAATGGCTAAACAAATAGGAGAAGAAACTAAAATCACATTAGATTTAAAAACGATTGCGATGATTTTAGTCGGAGTTGCAACAGTAGTAGGTATGTGGTTCGCATTACAAGCAGATATAGAAGAAGCAAAAGAACTTCCAATAGCACCACCACCAGATGTTACTCGTATGGAATATGATATGAAAGACCAATTGATTAGACAAACAATCATGACTACTCAAGAAGACGTTCAAGAACTTAAAGAAGATATGAAGCGTATTGAAGAGAAGATTGATAAATTAAGATAAGGGATAACTATGAAAAAGTTTTTATTGATACCATTCATACTACTTAGTAACCTATTAGGAGCTCAAGTAGTAGTATTACATTTTAATGCTGGTTGGAATGAGGCTAACGATGTTACTTGGGTTGATGAGTTGGAAGATTGTGAGATTGAACATATTGATATTGCAAAAAAACCAAAGTTACAACAAAAATGGAAAGTAGTAGTTGTACCTACTGTACTAATTCTTCAGTACGATGAAGAGAAGAAACGGTATCAAGCTGATTTGAGTTTTAAGATGGCAGCGACAAGAGAAGAAGTTCAAGATAAAATAGATGAGATAATTATGAGTGGATTCTAATATCCACCATAGTTATTGTTATACAAAGGAGTTACATTATGTTTAAATATATCGGGAGAAAATGGATGGCATTTAAGAATATTTTTAAGGATGATAACAATATCAACGAAAAAAACGTAATAGGGTTTATGTCTTTCGCAGTAATGACCTTATTTGCAGTAGTAGACTTAACTACTGGATACTTCGGAAAAGACTTAGTAATTAACGAGTTCATATATAATTCATTTGTTTGGATTACATTGGGATGTTTTGGAATTGCGGGAATAGAAAAGTTCGCAAAATAATAACATAGTTCAAAAAAGTTTATAAATAATGGAAAACAATATGGTTGTATTGAAAAACACCTATCTAATGATAGGTATGGGATTATCAGGAGCGTGTGCTTTCATAGGTTCATACTTGATGGATGTAACTATGGGTAATGCAGAACAATATATGGCAGTAATGTTAGTTTTGTTATTAGATGGTTTCTTTGGTATCATCGCAGGAATGAAAAGAGAAGGTTTTAAAACCTATAAAGCTCTCAAAGTTCTGAAAAATATGTTTGCATGGATAGTAATCCTAACTGTTATACTATCAATCGAATTAGGTTTTAAGGGTACATCTTGGTTATCCGAAACAATTATAGCACCATTTATGGTATTCCAAATGGTATCAGCTCTCAAAAACGCATCAATGGCGGGATTCATTAAGAACGAACTTCTAAACGAAATCTTAGATAGAATCGACTCTCATAAAGGAAAACGTAGTAAATAACCTTTATTCCAAATAATTACATATTTATAATCGTATGAACAATATAAGACAATACGGTTGGAAAGATTGGATTTCAAATCCTCAGAACAAATCTTTATATGAAAAAGATATGAATGAAGGATTACGTCAATTCAAAATGGAACAACAAAGAAGAAACAAATTAGTCCAAGTGGCTACATTTAATCAAAGAGGATATTAATGGCAAACGTAGAGAAATTAATGAATCTTTTAGAGAAGAAATATGGTGGAAAGACCATAACTGATGAAAGTAAGGATAAGATTAGAGAAATAGTACGTGAAGAGATAGCAAGGGTCGTAGAATCCCTTGAAGAAGTTAATGATTCGGAAAACCCGATGACATTTGAATCACTCCAAAAAGTTTTGGATAAGTAGAATGTTGATGATTGGGTTTACGCAAACTAAATCTCACAGAAGAGTATCTGTTTTAGATTACAATTCAGTAAAAGAGGGAAAAGGATATGCCTTTGTATAGCAGAAAAGATATGCCTCAAGTGAATACTCAAAATTTGGGTAAGGCACTCGGTATGACTAAGCGTAAAGCTAAGGTTACAAAAGGTATGTCTCTTGCGATAAAACTCAAACAATCTCAAAAAGAACTAATAAAATCCAAAGTAAAAGGAGTAGCTGCGAAATATAGCAAACCTACTGATATGAAACCTTTAATCATATCTAAAGATGGTTATATAATAGATGGACATCATCGTTGGGCAGCCGCAATTTACAAATTTGGTAAAGATGTACAAATACCTACACATACAATACATCTTAAAAAAGATGAAGCAATCGAACTATATAACTCAGTAGCTAAATCATTAGGTGAAAATATAACAGTACCTATTAAGGTAGGTGATACTGTATTAGGTGGTAAGTTCAAAAACAAAAGAATCGTTGTTAAATCAATTGGTAAGAACGAAAAAGGTGATATTACAATCAACAATAAACCACTTCTTAAATTTAGACTAATTCCAAAAGTAACAGAAAAGAAAAAACCAAAGAAGAAGAAAAGTAAAAAGGCATCTCTAATGAAACAAAAGAGAAACTTTTATTTAAAACCTGATAATGCACAAAAAGAACTTGAAAAATCAGGTAAAGAAGGACAAGTACTTTCTAGAAAAGTTGGTAAACAAAAATTATACTTTGTATCTTATGTTGGAAACGCAGGAACACAAAACATATTTACAGAAATCTATTTTGATGTGTATGGTAACAAATGTAAAAACGCAACTACATTAGATGGTAGGTGTATCGATAAGTATCACCCATCACCAACTATCAGAGAACCATTATCAGAAATCCCAATGGGTGATTTAAAACAAATAGATACATTCGCTGATAAGAAACTAAACCCAGTAGATGTAGTGTTAACAGATAAACATTTCTTTGATAGGTTAAATGACCCAAGAAATGATAAAGAGATATCAAAAGCAGAACTGATTGGGTTCTTCAAAAGATTATCTAAAAAGAAAAAAGAGTTTTTATCATTCTTAGATAAATACAATCAAGTAGTAGCATCAGATGATAGAACCAATATCAATATACCTTTTATGAAACAAGCTAACAAAGTGATAGCTAAAACTGTGATGAGAAAGAAAGATTTCAAAACTCAGAATCAGAAGGTTGAGATATGAGAAAAATATTAATTATGTTTGGTAACCTATTTGATATGGGTTGGTGGGCAAATAAAATCAACTCTAAGCTAGGAGTATATGAGTGGGCTAAGAGAAGTAAGTTTCGTAAATGGCAAGAAAGTTTAACTGGATGGAGATTTTGGGCATGGCAAATAGTAGGTGGAATAACATTTGTAGTTATTATGGAGTTTCTACTAAATAAAGTTGGTATGACAATGTTACCATTTTAATGAGGATTGAAAATGAAAAAGAAACTTATAACATTAGGATTAGTTAGTACATTATTAGTAGGATGTGGTTCAACACAAAACATTTCATCTGAAACAAAGGAAACATCAGTAGAAAAGATTGTAACTAAAGACCCAATAATGAAATTACTTGTATCTGGATTAATAATCTATTCAGTTCAGATATTATTTGCAAGATAATTTAACAAACTTTAACATAAAATATTTGGATAATTCAAATATTATTCGTATATTAGGGTATGATGAGAAAAGTAGATTTTATAAATAAAGTATTTGGATTAACTGAAGCTATTGTAGGTGATACAATAGAATGTGATGAATGTGACCACAATTGGAAAATTAAAGATGGTGGTGATGATTTATACATCTGTCACGAATGTGGACATGATAATAATCCTAAAACTGCTGGACTTCCTGTTATAAGAAAAGATTTTGGTAACAATTATAATGCTAGACCTAATTCTAAAGTAATAGAATCTACAATCAATGAAGGTGGTAGAATCCTCAGAGTATTTGATTTTGATGATACACTTGTTAAATCAACTGCATTTATCTATGTAAAACACAAAGATGGTTCTGAGAGTAAATTAGACCCAGCTCAATATGCAAAGTACAACTCTAAAACAACTGATGTATTTGATTTTAGAGATTTCAACAAATTATTGAATAATCCAAAAGTAATTGGAAAGAATCTAAAACTTCTACAGAGAATGTTAGATAATCCAAATAAAAAAGTAACAATACTTACGGCAAGAAAACTTGCATATCCAATCAAAAAGTTCTTCAAAGATAATTTTGGTATTGACCCATATGTTGTAGCATTAGGAAGTAACAATCCAAAAGATAAATCAGATTGGATTGAAAACCATATTAAAAAAGGATATACTGATATTGCATTTATGGATGATTCATCTAAGAACGTAAGAGCAGTAGATAAACTTAAATCAAAGTATCCTAATATTAGAATCAAAACCCATTTAGTTAGGGAACATATTGATGAAGAAGTACAAAAATATGTACAAAAGATAATTCACTAATTTTAAAACTATATTTATAATCAAATGAACTACGAAAAGAAAGTAATGACACAAGCCTATAATATCCTTACAAAAAAGGATTTTAAATGGACTGATGAGTTTAGTTTAGAAATGAGAAATCAATTCTTAGACTTACTTCTGAATTATTTTACAGACATAGAACATTATGAGAAATGTGCAGTTATTGTAAAGTTGCAAAAACAAAGTTTAGGGATTATGAATGAAAATATTAGTAAAACAAATATCACCGGAAGTGGAATCCGTTAGTGGTTGGATAGTATATGTTATGGATATAACAGGAAGGCCTATTGAGGCTAAGGTATGTGAATTGGATGATTTAGTATCAACAATTAAAATCTTTGAATCAGTTTTTAATATATGAAACTATTTATACTAAATGATGATGTGAATTCTTTTGACCACGTCGTTAGATGTATTCAACGATATTTAAACTACCCATATATGCAAGGGTGTTCTATCGCTGATATTGTACATAACACTGGAAAGTGTTTAGTAAAAGAATCTGATGATGAACCTATGATAAAAGGTATTTATAAAGCATTAATAAAAGAAGGTTTACATTTAAGGATTGAGAGTTAAAATGGCAAAATCAAAAGGTTTAGGTGATTCTATAAAAAAGGTAACATCAGCTACTAAGTTAGATGTACTTGCTGAGAAGATTGCTCATAAATTAGGTAAAGCTGATTGTGGGTGTTCAAAACGCCAAGAATATTTGAATAAGAAATTTCCATATAAAGGGTAAGTAATGAATTTGAAAGAATATATACATAGTGAAATCAGAAAAACTTTACTTGAAGCCGTAAATGAGGATAAAGTAAATGATTTCTTTTATATGGATTTGAAAAAGCATATATGGAATCGTAGAAAAGATTATTCCAACAAAATCAAAAAACTAAATGGTTTAGAGAAAACTGAATATTTAGAAGATTTATACATAAAGTTAAATGGTAAATTCGCAAGAGATATCAAAGGACATGGTATGGATTTGTATAAAAGATTGGTTAATGATAAAGTAATCAAAGAAGATTCAGAATTAGACCAAGCGTTTCTAAAAGCAAAACCTGTTGAAGAAGAAACTAAACGAGATTATAAAAAAGAATACGCAAAATACGGAAAATCTAAGAAAGCAAAGAAGTATAGAGCAGAACTAAATAAGTACAACAGAGACAAAGGTACTTATGGTAATGGTGATGGTAAAGATGCATCTCATAAGGGTGGTAAGATTGTTGGATTCGAAGATGAATCTAAGAACAGAGGTAGAAGAGAAAAGAGTAGATTGAAGAAAGAAGCAACATTCGTACCAAATTCAGGTACTAAGAGTGGTGGTGTTTTACGATTGGATAATAGAAAGTATCAACTAAAAAAAGATATTAAGAATGTAACTATTGGTAATTACATAGTAACATTACCTAAAGGAACTATTCTATATAACATAGCAGGTGGTTTATTCGCAGACCATAAATCTTTAGAACAATATGAAACTAGAAATCAAAGATACTTCAAAAAACCTACATTCAGAGGAATTCAGGTTAGACAAAAAACAGATACAATAAAAGGTGTTGAAAAAAACTCTAAAGTATTAGAAAATGTAGCTCCTAATCATAATGGTAAATCAGCACCATTTGGTAGTGGGTATGATGAACTCAAAGAAGCTTGTTGGAAGGGATATAAAGCAGTTGGTGGTAAGATGAAGAATGGTAAGCAAGTCCCTAATTGTGTTCCTGAAAGTATTGTTAAAGAAGGTGTGATGAGTGATTTACATCTATTAATCAATAAATCTAAATCAGAACAAGAGTTTGTTAAAACATTCTTTAAAAATTATGGTAAACAGGTTAAGAAAACTCCTGATTCCGTAGAGTGGGCTAAAGAGTTGTACTCAGATATGAAAAACGAATCAATCAACGAAGCTAAATTTTACATTACTCGTAACTTAGGTAGAGGGCAGGGTAAATCTTTAGTTGGTGGATATGATTTAAAAAGAGATAAAAAATTACCACCTAAAGTATTCAAATCATACAAAGATGCTCAAAAAGAAGTTGAAAGACTAGAGAGAGGTGGTTCAATGGGTGGACAGATGACAGCATATATTATTACTGATAAAGATATGAATATGTTGAAACCCAATGGAAAGAAAATGTTTGAATCTTCAGAACAGATAGATGAAAAACTAATCACATTCTCAAACAGAGCACCTTATGGACAGATAGTGTTTATGGCAGGTGGAGCTGGTAGTGGTAAAGGATTCGCAATTGATAACTTTATTGATTCAGCAGGATTCAGAGTAAGAGATGTTGATGAGATGAAGAAAGCAATTGGTAAGTTAGACCAATTAGGTAAATTCTCAGTTGATAAATGGTATAAGAAGTATGGTAAGAACTTATCAGCTAAGCCAGGTAAAAGTGGTGGATTATCACCAAAAGCCCACGTTGAAGAATTTGTATTAGGTAAAGGGATGAGTATTTCAGATATCTCAAAAGATTTGAAGAATCCTAACAATGTAGCATCACTACATTATATTGTAGATGCTATGGGATTAAAAGATAAGTGGTTAATCGCAATGTTGAGTGGTAAGGATAACAAAGAAACTTTACCAAATCTATTATTTGATATAACTGCTAAGAAAGTATCATCAATCACAGATGTAATCAAACCACTAATAGCTAATGGGTATGATTCTAAAAACATTCACCTTATTTGGGTACTTTCTAACTTCCACGTTGCAATTAAAGCAAACAAAGATAGAGATAGAATGGTTCCTGAAGATATTCTATTACAAACACATGAAGGTGCTGGTAAAACTATGTGGGAAGTTATGACTAAAATATTACCAAAAGGATTAAATGGTAGAATTGATGTTATTCTAAACAAATACGCCGAAACAGTTCCTTTTGTAGATTCTAATGGAAAGCCAATTATGGTAGAACCAAATCAGAAAAACAAACTTAAAAAAGCACAGATTGTAGTTAAAGGATTCACATCACTACCAATCAAAAAGCAAGGTGGTGGGATTCAACCTGAAAAGGCTTGGAAAACAATCTTAAAGAAGTGGATATTAGATAACGCTCCTAAAACTGTTGATTTATCACAGGATTTAGAAAAATAAGAGGAATACGTGATATGAAAGTAACATTCAAACATGAGGGAAGTAAACATACTGTAGTATTTCGAACATCTACAAGTAGATATACTGATATAATTACATTAGCTAAAACTTCTAAGGATTTAGATGTTCTACATCCACTTACAAAGAATGGTAATAGACCAATTCAAGAAGCAATCAAACAAGTAATCGAAAAGCAATTAAACATTCCAATCAACATTGACTATAATTATGATGGAGCTGGATTTGGATTTAACGTAGATTTTTACGGAGTTATAAAAAAATTAAAGTAGGGTAAAGTGAGAAATATTGTATTATTCTTAGTAATAGTAATTCTAAGTGGGTGTTCACCACTAAACTATCAGTACACTACACTCAACACCGCAGGTCATATTGATTCAATCTATGGTGATGTTGAAATCATAGAATCAGAAACACAACTCAGACGTAAATTAGCCAGAGATTTCAGATTCAGATTAGATTTACAAAGATATTGGAACTCACAACCATATGGTATTGTGGCTCAATATTATTGGAGTTTAGATAGAGGTTGGAGATATGGATTCAATAGCCCATATGAAATGTGGTCATCTTCTAATTGGTTTGATTATCCATTTGGGTATGGATATGGGTATGGTTGGAATCATTGGAATAGATGGAATCATTGGAATCATTGGAATGGTTGGGGATACTCATACTACAATTCATCATTTAATAATTGGAACGTAGGACCATTTAGTAATAGAGGTTATAATGTAGTTTACAACGCAAGTAGAAGGGGTAGTTTAACATCTAACATATCAAATAGAGTTCGTACCAATACTAATAGGAGACCTGTGGTAGTAAACAAACCAACTATCAGAGTAAACAAACCAAGAATCAATAACAACAATACAATCATAATAAATAATAATAACAGACCATCTTACAATAATAATGTAAGGCCTCCTGTTAACAACAACCGACCATCTATTAATAGAAACTCTAAACCATCTATTAATAGAAATACAACTACACGTACTTCAAGACCATCACCATCAAAAAGAGGTGGAAATTAATTTGGTGGTTTATAAATAAATTTGTATATTTATACTAAAATATTAAAAGGAATATTATGGCAATAACAAAAACAACAACATTCAACTTTGTGAGTAGCTATCCGGCTGAAAATCCTGGCGGCGCAGCTAATTCAAATGGTTCACATACTAAACTATTAGTAGTAGAAACGATAGTGTTTGATGATTCGGAAGATGATTTACTACCAGTATCCCATCAATCTAAAAGATGGATTGGTAAGTATTCAGATGAATCAAATTCAACATTAACGGATGTATCTTCTGAAGATGCGATGGTTAAATCAATAGCAGGAGTAATCTGGAGTTAATGAGTACAGACCAACAAGTTAATGGAAACCCCCAACTAAATGGGGAAAGAAATACATTTAATCAAAGAGTTAGTAGATTAGCGTATTTAGGACAAAGTAGTAAAGTTAAATGGAGTGCCCGAAGAAGGTACAGAAATATATAAGAAGAAGATATGGCAAGAGTAATAGCATCAGAACATACAAAGCAACATAAAAAGAAAAGACCAGGTGTTCATTCTAAGTGTAAGAATTCAAACTCAAAGAATTCTAAACATTATAAGAAGAAGTATAGAGGTCAGGGCAAATAACCCCTAATTGTTAATAACTTTTTAAAATAAATGGCAAAAGGCTTGGATATTCCAAGCTTTTTTCGTATATTTACATAGTAAATGAGTGATAAGAAAGAACATATTAAACTAAAAACAGTAAAGTTAACACTTTCTGAATGGTTTGATGCTTTAAAAGTTCCTTCACCTCATCGTAACAAAAAAAAGTACTATCGTAAAGAGAAACACAAAGGAAAGATTTAACAATTTCTTAACATTAAAAGTTTGGTAGTTTCAATAAAAAGTCGTATATTAGTACTGTAAAAAGATGAGTACTAACCTTTAAAATAATGAATGGATAAAAAAATAGTTTACTTCGATATGGATGGCGTTTTAGTTAATTTCCAAAGTGGAATTGACCAATTAGATTTGCATGATAAAATAGAGTACAAAGGTAGGTATGATGAGGTTCCAGGTATCTTCGGAACTATGAAACCAAATACCGAAATGATTTCTCTATTTAATGTAATGAATTCAGATGAGAGGTATGATTGTTATGTATTATCTACAGCACCTTGGGAGAACCCATCAGCATCATCTGATAAAGTTGAATGGATTCAAAAGTATCTTCCAAAAGCATATAAGAAATTAATTCTATCTCACAACAAACACTTAAACGTTGGTGATTATCTTATAGATGATAGATTGGCTAATGGTTCTGAGAAGTTTGGTGGTGAACTATTACATTACGGAATCACTCACAATATAGAAGATTTAAAAGAAGTTTTCCTAAAATAATAATTAAAATAATAAAAAATGATTAAAACCTTTTTAAAAGATGAATAGTAAGTTAATTTTAGTTAGTGTATTTTGGTTCTTTTTAGGACATGTTGCAGTTTGGTTTCAACTAAACGGGCAATTCAAATGGGAGTGGTTTAAGGAAAACACTCTACTATTAGCATTGTGTGGTGTTCCTATATCCTTTTTGTATATATGGGGTACTAAATACGCAGTGCAGGGATTTGAAGGATTGTTGTGGCCAGGTAGATTTTTAGGATTTTCAATTGGTATGGTAGTTTACGCAGTATTTACGAGTTGGATTTTTAATGAAGGTATATCTATGAAAACAGCTGTATCATTAGGTTTATGTTTATTGTTAATCACCATTCAAGTATTTTGGAAATGAAAAATGTAACTAAAGTATATGAAAGTATTTGGAATCAGCAAAGACATCTGTTGAATGAAGTACATAATGTAGTTTACTCAAGTGGTAATATGAAAGGTATTCCACAATGGAGAGATAGAAAGAGATTACACCAACTTACAGAGAAATTTGGTGCAGGAAATTATCTATTAACAAAAAAAGATTTCCAATTTTTGGAAAGTTTGTATTTTAAATATAAAGTTTAATACTTATATATAAATGAAATAGTTATGAAAACATATTTAAACATATTATTTGGAGCACTTGTTCTTATAGGAATTCTTATCCTTTGGGTGTTCGTATTCGCTGCCCCCTTTTGGTTGGTATGGAATTGTATCATATCCGCTAAGTTTGGATTACCCACATTCACATTCTCAGAATCATTCTTTGTTATACTAATAATCAAATGGTTATTTGGTGTTGCTGATTTGAAACAAATAAAGGATAATTTAGCTAAATGAAAAAAGGTGATGTAATGCCAAATGGATTTGTGTTGGGAAGGGGAAGAGAACCTCTCAACTTAACTGAAGCTCAGATTCGGTATGCGATGAAGAACTCCAAATCCAATAGTGGTGCTGCTAGATTCCTTAACATATCACTTACAACATATGAAAAGTATTCTAAGAGATACATAGATTCTGAAAGTGGTAAACATCTTTGGGATTTACAGAAGAACAAAAGAGGTAAGGGTGTTAAGAAACCATACAATATCACAAAGGGTAAGTATGCACTTAAAGATATATTAGAAGGTAAATACCCAAATTATTCAGTACATCAGTTAAAGAACAGATTATTGAACAACTCAGATAAGGTAGATTTTAAACC